CTGGTATCATCCCCGCAGCATCTATCCCCACGCCTAAGCTAGTAGTTGCCAATGCGCCATCTCAGCAGCGTCCTGCTGGTCTTTCGACTGCAATGCAGACGGGCAAAGACATTGCTGGCACTTATAGAGGCGGCAAAGAGTTCCTTCTTGGCGCGCCTAAGTCTGGTGACACAGCAGCATCTGCTGGTTTGCTTGGCGGTGGCGGCGAGTTAAAAGGCAAAAGCTGGGGTGGTGAATTTAAGGACTGGTGGGATACACCATCTGTCGCTGCGGGCGGTCTCATTGTCCCCCGTCACGAATATGCCCTTGGTGGAGATATCCCAGGTGGTGGCGATACTTCATATGTGCCGGATGAACGCCCGGATGTTGGGGCATTAAAGGCTAAATTGACTGGCGGTCAGCAGGCTCCACTCTCCGGTTCTGGCGGCGGTGGTGGTGGTTTAGGCAGCATGCTTATGCTCGGCTCTCATCTTGAAGGACTTATGGGGGGGAAAAAACCATCTGGTTTTGCGGGGCTGTTAAGTGGTGATTCGATTTCGCCATTTGCTTTTGGCGGGTTGGCGCGGAACCATTACGCTGCTGGAGGTGGTGATGATAGCCTTGGGGATGAGGCTATTCCCTATGATCCTAGTGATGTAACAAGTGGCAAAGACCCGATGGAGGGTGTTGTTAAGTCTGGAATGCAAAAGCATGAATTGCTGAAGCCCGGCGAAATGCACATGCCTGAACCGTCAAAGAAGAACCCGGTTGGTGGTGCCATGAAGGGCGCTTCCGCAGGTATGGCTTTTGGCCCTTGGGGCGCGCTTGCCGGTGGTGTACTTGGCGGATTGTCGGAAATGAATGCAGGCGGCGCGGTTCGTCGTCAAGCATTTCAGCAAGCGGGCCTTGTTCTCCCAGATGTCCCTGCTGATTACTCTACTGAAGCACCTGTTGATCAGGTTCCCGTTGATGACCGTCTTGATCGCACTCTTGGGGCCCTTAGGCGAATTGAGAGTGGTGGCAAGTACGATATTGTCGGCCCTGCTTCTCGCACTGGTGATCGCCCCTATGGTGCCTATCAAGTTATGGGTGCAAACATTCCTTCATGGACAGAAGCCGCTCTTGGCCGTCGTATGACTCCAGAAGAATTTAGGCTTGATCAGAAGGCGCAGGATGAAACAGCTAAGCATCGCGCTGGCCTTTATCTCAATCAGTATGATGATCCTCGTCAGGCTGCTTCTATGTGGTTCACTGGTAAGCCAATTGAAAAAGCGGGCAATGTTGCGGATGTTCTTGGAATAACAAATCCAAAATATCTTTCCATGTTTGACCGCTATTACGGTGGGCAGGATCTTGCCCCTGATGGCAGGCAAGCGACTGGCTTGAAGCCTCCCGCTGACATTGGCCGCACCCCCTCTGGCGGGGAAGGCAAGAAGAGCCTTGGGGACATAGTCACATCTGAGGGCTTCGTTGTACCTGCGCTTGGCTTCCTTGGCTCAATGCTGGCGTCTGACAAGCGCAACCTTGGACAAGCCCTTGGTGAAGGCATCATGGGCGGCGTTGGGGCTTATCAGCAGCAGCGTAAGATGCTCCCTGAAGTTGCCAAAGCGGAAGCGGAAGCTACTCAGCAGAATGTTGCAGCCATCAATGCACTGTCTACTGGCGTGAAAAAGTACAACGCTATGAATGGCGCAAATCTGACGCTTCAACAGTTTGCCAAACTTAGCCCTGCTGAGATCGCAAAGTATGCTGGTGCAAACGCTGCATCTGCTGTTTCCGGCCAGAATGTGGCAGGAACCGGCGGGTACACTTATGACCCGGAAGAGGCAAACAAACTTGTCATCAAACGTCCTGGGCAACCTGACGTTCCCGCTTTCTCAGATCCTGGCTATCTAAGCGCATTTAAAGCGCACTATGCAGCTTGGGGTGATGACCCATATGCAAAAGCTTTGACTACTTGGGCTGACAAGCAGCTTGAAGAAAGCAAAACAACGACAATTTCCGCAACTGGTGAGCGTATTCCTGCTCCCGGTGTTATTGAATCTGCGCAAAAAGGGGAGGTTGGCAAAGGATTGGCTAAAGAAGCTCTTGAATTTAATGCTAAGGGAGCAGAGTTTGGTCCTGTTGCTGAAAAAATTCTTAGTTCCGTTAGCCAAATTGAGGATATTGTTACCAAATTCCCAACAGGCGCAGATGTGAATGCGAGGGCAAATTTGGATAGAATTATGAAAACAATTGATCCGACCAATAAGTTTAATCTTTGGACGGGTGCGGCTGGTGATTATGATACCATGGTAAAAAATGCCATGGTCATTGGCCTGTCTCAGCTTCAAGGGCTTTCTCCAAGGGCTCCTGCTGCTGAATTGGAGGCTATTAAGCGCCAGATTCCTGAAGGAAAAATGGACCCCGAAGCAATTCGGAACATTCTCTCCAGTCTTAAGGCGGACATTGAATATAAGCGGAAAATGTATGAGAACTTTGACGTAAATAAAGATCTGGATATCAATAAATTCCAAAGAGAATTTATGAAGAAAGAGCCATATCGTGAATTTGTAAAGAAAACCAAAGAAGAGCTTAAGCCTGGTGCTGGAACCCAGCAGCAGCGTGAGCAAGTTGCTATTCCGCAAAATGATCTTGTTGCTGGCAAAATATATAAGGATGCGTCTGGAAATCAAATGAGGTATACGGCATCTGGCGGATGGGAGAAACCATAATGGCTAACAGTTTTGTTCCAGTCGCAGAGGTTAGTTCGCCTGAAGAGTCATTCCGTCCTGTTGCCGAAGCACCAGAAGCAATAGGAAAAGCCGAAGCTTTTGGCCGTGGCGCTGCTCAAGCTTTTGGTCTTGGGTACTCACCGCAATTGATTGCTGCCGCCAAAACGATGAATTTGCCGGGCAGCGAAGATCCGGCCTATCTTGCTGAATTGAAGAAACAGAAGGCTGCAACTGAGCAAGCATGGGAGCAACACCCGTGGCTGTATGGCACTGGCATGGTTGCTTCTGCCATACCCGCTGCGGCTGGTGCTATTCTTGGCGCTCCTGAAGCAGCGGCGGCGGGCACTATCGGCAGTTTGGGTGGAGCGGGTCTCCGTGCGTTAGCTGGTGAGGGCGCTGGAATGCTTCCTACTGCCCTGAGAGGGGCGGCAAAGGTTGCTGAGAATCCTATTGTTCAGGGCGCAGTATTTGGATCGTCTGAGGGCGAAGGGCTTGTTGACAAAGCTACTGGCGCAGCCGCTGGCGCTATCGGTGCAAAAGTTGCACCTGCTGTTCTTGGCGCAGTTGGGTCTGGTGTGAAGGCTGTCGGTCAGAAGATCGCACCCGACATTGTGGACCCTATTTTTCATGCACTTACCGGCAACCCGTCCACAGCCAAGACTGCTGCGAACATAGCGAGCGAAATTCATCCTAATGTGACGCTTCCTGGGGTAGCAATGTCCGAAAGCGGAGTTCTTAGGACAGCTATTGGTGCGGACGTTCTCAATCAGGTTCCAAAAGCAGCCAACAAGACTTTGGGTGAGATTGGTTCAGCAGTCTCAGACTATGCTGCGAATGCGAACAGGAATGATGCTGGTGAAGCAATCAGGAATGCTGTGAAGTCTTGGTCCTATGACGCGACAAACCCTGCTGGGTTTAAGTCGATGATGAGCCAGATTTACGCACCTATCCGTACTCTTGAAGCTTCAACGGCCATTCAATATACAAGCCAGCTTCAAAGCGCCATTAGCAGAGAACTTAACTCCCCAAAGGGACGAATGGGGGATATTACCTCCACCCTCAACATCGCAAAGATCCCGATCTCAACTGCGGATGACGTTGGCGGTCTTACATTTGCTGAAATGAAAGCGTTTCGAGAAATCCTTTCTGACCACATATCGTGGAATCAGGCTCCCGGTCTAAGTGGGATCAATAACGATGTCCTTAAAAAGTTGAGGGATGCCGTTACCCAAGACATGACAAAATACGCCAAAAATGTTGGCAATACGAAGCTAATGAATGAATTTATCAATGTAAACAAAAAGGCCAAGAGCCTCTATGAACTCAAAGACAGTGTCTACAATTTGACCGGAAACCCTATAGTTGAGGGGCCTGGATCAAAAGCTAACGACGCTATCTATAGCAAAATCATTGGCGCTGCCGCCAAGCGAGGTGGTGCCGATATCTCTGATCTAGATAAACTCTACAATACGGTTATCAAATTTGACCCAAAAGCATGGCAGTCTGTCGGGCAAGCTTATGCTGCGGATCGTATTGCTCCCAATGGGCAATTTACGTTTGGCAACTTTCATAAGCACTTTGACGACTTTTTGGACCCTAGGGGCAAGACGCTTATTTTTGGTCAACCATCTGAGAAGACTAGGCAAATGTTTGAGAACATTGGTGCGCTTGGTCGCGTTGATGCAAAAGGGAAGCCTCTTGGGAGCGTTCTCGACACATATGCGTCCAAAGTTGGCGCATATCCTGTAAAACCGTCTATAGGCGCTGTAGCTGAAGCTTCGTTAACTGGCGGTTTCCCATTGGGATCTGCTGCTGTTGGCGGGATTGGTATGGGCGCTGGTGCAATCGGGGCGCGTAATGTTGCCACTCCTATGTCTCAATATGCGCCATCTAAGGCTACTCAGATTGCTGGAGAAACGATCAAGGGTTCAGCCCCCATCTTAGGTGCGGAGCTGGCAAACAGAAGCCCTCTCCCAGGGGCCATCAAAGCCGGTGTTCCTCTCGCTGTAGAACGCATTACTAACCAGTTGCCAACATCCATTTACGATGCCCGCCCAGGCCGCAAGTCTGGCGGTCGCGTCTCCGACAAGCTGGTCTCTATGGTTGACCGGTCCAAGAAGAACATCAACAATAGCACTCAAAGCCTCCTCCAGACGCCTGACAGCCATGTTGCGCATGCTCTGGAGATCGCTAACCGTAACCTTGAGGGTTGACCCATGTCGTTTACCGGCAACAAGAACCTAGAACTCCCCGCCAATGGGTCTTACGTTGGGTTCTGGAACGTCCCTATGAACGGGGACATGACGATCATCGACAGCGCCTTGGGTGGGGTAGCTCCACTCACAACCATAAGCGGCGCATATACCCTTGCTGTGGCGGATTACCAGCCTCTAATCTTAAATGTTACGGGTACGCTGACCGCTAATGTCACGTACACCATCCCCTCTGGCGTAGGAGGCCAGTGGATCGTCAGCAACCAGACGATTGGGGCTTTCACCGTCACCTTCACAACTGGCGCTGTTGGTGGAACAACTCAGACTGTGAGCCAGGGGCTACAGACTTTGATCGCCTCTAATGGTACAGATATCTGGCTGGTGTCGGGGGCGGGCGGCAGTGGTGGCGCTACCGGCGGTGGGAACGATGCTATCTTCTGGAACAATGGTCAGACGGTAACGGCAGATTACACTATTCCAATCGGCCAGAATTCTGGTACATTTGGCCCAGTGACGATCAACAGTGGCGCGACTGTAACAGTTGGGTCCGGTTCAACTTGGAGCATAATCTAATGCCCGTAGCGATCAAGGGAACTGGCGGCGGATCTGTCACGCTAAGTGCTGGTGCGGCTGCTGCTGATACGACGCTGACGCTGTCTACCTCAACGGGGACTGTATTGTCTTCAACGGCAGTTTCGGCCTCGACCACCAATACAGTGACGAACAAGATCGCTGTCAACATTGGCGGGACGACTTATTACCTCCTCGCTTCCACATCTGGCACGTAAGGAACGCGACATGAGCGTTATCATCGACGGAACCACCGGCATTACAACGCCAACGGGGACTATCGCGACCAGCGCGACTATTGCTGGCGTTAATGTGGTTGCTGTGGCCCCCAGCACCTCCGGCAATGTGCTGACTTCCAATGGAACGACTTGGGCGAGCACTGCGCCGGTAGCATCTGGTGTATCATCTCTCATTCAGGGAAATGGCATAACGGTATCCAGTTCAACTGGCGCCGTGACTGTTAGTCAAGACATTTACACCGGAACCACAGCGGCAAATACTAGTTTCCCAATAGGGTCATGCGTTATTGGGTATACAACTAGTAACCTTGCATCATTTTTAACACTAAATGCTTCATATGTTCTTTATGTTCAAACTTCAAAAGGTGGATATTCAATTGGCATCGGAACAACTGCATTAACTGGAACTTGGCGTCTACGGGGGATGACTTTAGGAACTACTTCAGCTTATTCCTGTTGCGGAGTACAATCATTAACTACTGCACTTTTGCAGCGCGTTGCTTGAGGAGATGAAAATGTTAGCAAAAAATTTAAATGTGATTTGCCAATGGCAAGATGGTGCATACAACTGCACCATTGAACTTTTTGATGCGTGGACTCAGACATGGGAAACTGATGTTTCTTATTGCGCTAGATCAGGCGACCCTGCTGAAGTTAATATTTGGATTTTGGAGCAAATTTCAACAGGTGCATTTGATCCAATAGGCGGATGTCCAATCCCGCCCCCAAAAGAGTTTAAAAATGACACATCAGAAGTTCCAACGGTGATCTGACATGATGCAGACCACGCCCATCAGCTTCGGCATCCTCAACGGGTCAGTCTATGACTTCCCTGAGATCGGTGACTTACTGCCCATGCACACGCATACCGACGCTGACGTGCATATCTCCATCGTCGCCAAGGGCAGCTTCAGGGCTCATGGCGTCGATTGGGAAAAGGTGCTGGTCTGCGGCAACGTCATTGACTGGCCCGCCAACTACGCCCATGAGTTTGTGGCACTGGAGCCCGGCAGTCGTCTTGTGAACATAAGGAAGACCTGAGATGAGCACCATCAAGTCCATCAATGTCGTCCACCCCTCTGCCACGGTCAACAACATCGTCAACGACGCCAGCGGCAATGTGGCTGTCGGCGGCACACTGACGGTTGCTGGTGTTGCGGCTGTGGCAGTTGCCCCCAGCACCGTAGGCAACGTCCTGACCTCTACCGGCAGCGCGTGGACCTCGTCTGCGCCCACATCCACTGGCATCAACGTCCAGAACTTCACCTCCTCCGGCACATGGACGAAGCCTTCTCTCAGCGCCAGCTCGCGTGTTCTCATTCAGGCGTGGGGCGCTGGCGGAAGTGGGTCGAGAATAACTACTGGCGGCGGTGTTGGTGGCGGCGGCGCTGGCTATAACGAGCGTTGGCTTAGTCTTTCAGCTATGGGCGCGACTGAGACTGTCACTGTTGGCGCTGGCGGAATTGCTGTTACGACAAGCCCGACATCAGGAAATAATGGTGGCAACTCGTCTGTCGGCTCTTTAATAACGGGATATGCCGGTGCTGGCGGTGCGACTGGAGGTGGTGTTGCTGGTGGAGGCCAATTAGGTGCGGCATCGGGAACTACCGCAGGAAGCCCTGCAATTTTGGCGTCAACTACCACGAATGTTTGCGGTGGTTTTGTTGTTCAAGTTAACAATTTCTTTGTAGGTCAGGCCGGTTATCCCGGTGTCTTGCATGGCGGTGGATCTGGTACAGCTAGTGTTTGGGGTGGTGGCGGCGGCGGCAGTGCTGGCGTCTCTGGCGGCGCTGGCGGCGCGTCTTCCTTTGGGGGCAATGGAGGTGCGGGCAATACAACAACCAGCGGAGTAGCTGGCTCACAGCCGGGCGGCGGCGGCGGTGGAACAAACACCGGCACATCTTCTGGCGCTGGCGGCGCTGGTCAAATCATCATCACAGTCTTCCCGGCGTAAGGAGCGATCATGTCAATCTTTGCAGTTATCGACGACGCCACCAACATTTGCGACAACATCATCGTGCTGGACGAGGGTGCCACATGGGCTCCCCCATTTGACCACTATATCGTCAACATCGACGGTTTGGAGGTTGGTATCGGCTGGCACTACAACCCTAATTCAGGCGTCTGGGTTGGGCCTCCGTCTGCCACGGCATCGTTCAACCCCAGCCCGATCTTCATGGGCCAGACAACGACTTTGAGTTGGGACTGCACTGGCGCGGACGCTGTGACGATCAGCAGTCTGCCGTTCCAGACATTCCCCGCCAGTGGGTCATATGCTTTTACCTACGACGCTGTTGGCTCCCAGACCGTGACTGTGACGGGGACCAATGTGGCGGGATCAGCCACGGCTACGGCGACTGTGCGGGTCTATGCGACATCTGGAGAAGCGCAGACTGCGACGACCTTGCAGGCGACGGTAATCTAAGCAGCCCACAAAAACCCCAGCCTGAATCAACGGGCTGGGGCAAGTGAGCGTTTACACATCACACAGTGGCTAGGCTGAAGGTGCCAAGCATCATCAGCCAAACACCATTGTTTGACGAATCCATTGTGACATGGGGCCAGTGAACTTCAAGCGGGATCGCGCCCGTAGGTGATATTTCTTTCAGCTCGAATGTCTTGATTACGCCAGCACCAGCACTCACCATTTTCTTGAAACACGATCCATATCAAATCGTGTTCTGTCCCGTAATCAATGATCACCTGGGCAAGCCCTTTGCCTTTTGGCGTCGTCACCGGCAGCGATGGGTTAAGTTGTAGCATCATTGTGTTTTCCCTTTTCTTTGATCTGAAACGGCTTGAGAGCCTCTTCTGGTACAAACCAGCTTTCTACCCGGTTCCCATAATTTTGTCTGTACTCAGGCTTCATCACATCCTTGCCATAGGCCCATCCACGGATGCAGTACACTGGACCTGATCCGGTAACATGAACGAAGATGTGGTCAGGATCATCGTCATCGCGAACGATCATCTGCCACTCATGTTTGGTCCGCAGTCTGACCTGCACATTGCTACCTATGTCCGCAGCCTTGAACGTGTTTACTGTTGGCATGAAATAGAGGTTGCGAGTCTTGGCAACGACGATCTCCCCTATAGCTCCCTGAACATTGATGCACAGAGGATCTAAACCTGATGCGCCAAATTTGTGGTTTGGCTTTTTTCCTGCTTCTTCAGCTTCATAATGCCTGATTGTTCCAACAGTTGTGCCGTGCAGCATCTCAGCAAGGGAAAGCGTAACCCAAACATGCCCATTTTCTTGGCGCATAGTCATTACTTTTTTCCTTTTCTTTCAATGCGATAGTAGCAAAGTGCTTCATGGTCTGCGCAGTAGGCTCTGCCTTTTTTTTCCTTTCCGCAGAACAGGAATCCTGATGGAGGGCCATCATTGAGGACAAACCGGCATGATTTAGGGGTCAGCTTGTCAAACTTGACAGGTTTGAAACCCTCATTCTTTGGCGGGGACGCCATCACAGGCTCACAAATGAATGGCAGCACATTTGCATGATCCTTCTTAAGAGGCGACTCTCGCATAACATCAGTCAAAGTTACAACACGTTCGCTTTCACGCTTTTTAGTTTCAATCTTGATGCTGTGCATACGCATATCACTCTCACGTATGCCGATATCTCCAGATGCCCGCATTCGAAAGATCTTGCCCAAAACTGCACCTTTAGTGGTGTTGAGTTCTTTTGCTATCTCCCTGCCAGAGAGACCCGTCATCCAGAGATCTTTGATTGATTGAGTTGTGTCGCCCATGTCTGTCCCCTGTGGTAGGTGACGGCTAGAGACCCAGCCGCCACCTTGCATTTAGTAGTTGGTCTGTTCTCTCTCAGGCTCGATTGCGGCTCGCAACTCATCCATTGCCTTTGCAACCTGTTCATCTGCCACGCTGATCAACTCACCTGCAAAAGCATAGTAGTTGATGCCATCAACGTAGTTCTCTTTGTTAGACCTGTCATTCCCAAGCCTGGCAAGCTTGAGGGCATGCAGGACAAGCGCAACATCATGCGCTGTCAAATGTATGCCGGTGATCAGGGTTGAGATCTCAGCGGTGCGGTTCAGGCAAATTTTCATGTCTCCATATAGAGCATTTCGTTCGTTGAAGATCTTGATCGCATCTGACATCAATTCACGATATTCCATTTGGCTCTCCTACTTGCTGTAGCGTTGGTTTCTGGTTTTTGTGACGTTTGCTTCCCCGCCATGGTCATCAGCGGTATTTTCTCTGTCCAAGTCTATGAACTCTACTGCCTTGCCAATGCAGGATGTGTTGATGATGATCTCACCCCTATCCTGCCACCACACTTCTCCACTCATGTTTGTACGCTTGTAAAACAACCCAAAAATAAGAAACTCATGCCGGTTGATAGCGGCGCAAAGCTCCTGCAATGAGCTGCATGGATACTCCAGCGTCAACTGATGCGTTAGCATGCCATTGGCGTTGGGCATCTTCATTGACATTAAGAATCGCATGCGTCCTCACTCTTGTTCCTGAGAACCACTGTTCCATCCATGCGTTTCTTCCACTTTGAAAGACGACCGCCTGGCAGTGGGGATTTAGATCTTGATGCACCTATATGGTTCTGATGAATACGCTTCACTTTAGCAATTAAGGGCATATCCACAGTGCTAGTATGAACCCTATGGCACTTCCTGTGAGCAACCAGCCAATTGCTCTCATCGTCTCGACCACCAGCTTCAAGAGGTATTTCATGGCTTACATCCCACTCTTGGCCGGGTGCCACTTTCATGCTGCATAGGTGGCATACACCCTCATGTCGCAGAAAGATGTCGGCCCTTGTCTTGGCTGTTATGCGAACACGTTTGATCAATGGACACTCTCTTCATCGTTTTCACCATGAAAATAGTTGTTGATGCTGTTCATCACGTTATTGATAAATGTCGCAGCCATGGCTTTTGCAACGATAGGCCCTCTTTGATCATCGATCACCATCAGAAGGAAAATGTAATTGACGACAGCGATTGCTGTAGGCTCATTTACTTTCTCAAGGACTTTCAAAACCTTACCGGCTGTCTTGTGCATCAGTTCAGCTTCTTGTTTTAAGTTTTCCATTCTAGAGCCTCATTTCTGCGCGTTTTGATGCTTCGATTGATTGTTGTTCGCTAAATTTCATTCTGACGTACTCAAGCTTAACCTTCAAGAACGCAGCCTTCTCTCTTGCTTTCACCATGTTGGTGACGAAGTCGAACCAATCAGCAGATCCTTTGGTCTGCATTTCAGCGCGACTGACGGGCATGTCACCCAAAGAGAGCATCATGCGCGCCAGTACTGCGCTTTTGGTTTCCTCAAGCAGAGAAGCAGCGGAGTCAGCGTCTACGTATGCTTTCGCGACAATGCGATATTGTTCTGAAAGCGGCAGATTGCTGTCCATGGCTCACCCCCTAAAAAGGAATAGAATCCTCATCCAAATCAACAGCCTTGCTAGTCTGTGTCTGAGCAGCGGACGGGTTCTTTGGATTGACCGCAAGGCTAATCCACTTCTCACCGTTCTTGTCAGTCTTAGACCAGGCGCTGATCCAGTACTCAACACCGCCGATCATAGCGTTGCCAGTCAGTGGCGGGGACTTGTCGTTCTTGGGGTTCTTGTTCTTAAAGATAGCCCCACTGTTATCTTTCTGTTCAAATGCCACCGGTCTTCTCCTTCAGTTGCGCGATCTTAAGCTGTAACTCAACGAGAAAGCTGATCACTTCTTTCTCAAGTTCTGCAATCAGGACATTGTCCCGTTCTACCCGCTTGACCCAGATCTGCATCCCTTCAGGCATGCGAGGGTCAAATGATACGAAGTCGCACCATTGCCGCCCCGTACAAGCCATCTGCCACTGCATCTGGTTGATGTACTTGTTAGGCACAAACCCAGACAGCAGCGTGTCGATGTGTGTCGCTGTGTTGGGACATTTGATCTCAACTAGCCCGCCGTCGCCGACAAGCCCGTCAGGAGATGCCCCAGCCATAGAGATAGTGTTGTGGGGGACAAAGCCAACCTCAACGACAAGCGCGCCTACAGCCCCTTCGTAGGCAGCGCGAGCCTCTGGTTCCTTCTCCGTCCCCCACTGGATTGCGGCGTTTGAATAGAAAGCCCCCTGCGTTCCAGTCAAACGCTCGCAAATCAATTCGGCCATGTAGTTGGCACGGCCAGAACCGTAGCCTGTCTTAGTCTTAGCAACGACATCCGCAACACGGGACGCCGTAACTCGTCCCAATCTGGCAGCAAACCACTCAGGTGTTCTTTGTTCCATCACTCAGCCGCCTTGTTGTCTACTTCGGTTGCAATAGCCTTCAGGTCTTTGATGACATCTGGAGTTAGAAGCTTGCGTTCAGCGGCGTCCAATCCCCGCCAGAACGTGTTGAGGGCATCCAGACCCTTCTCAGCCTCCTTCTTGGCAAGGAGTGCAAGCTTCTTCGCAGCGGCAAGATCAACCTCTGCGGCAGGTTTAGCTGTCTGGGCAGCGTTGCCGTCATCATCATCCGCAGCCAGATTGGCAATGGACATGAGGGCGTAGCGGCGGGCATAGGAGATCCCACTGCCGATTGGGTGAGGCTCATGCTTCACCGGCATGAACAGGGTCTCTGACATGAACTCGCCGGAGGAATGCAGAAGCATTGTCTCGACCTCAACACCGCCGGGGACGGTGCGGGGGAACTGGGCTACAGACAGCCCATTGTCAGCAAACGGCTGACGGACAGCGGCGCGCACTGAGGCGAGATCTGCATACTTGGACTTGTAGAAGTCGTTCTTGGTGGTCTTGGCAGCATCCTCAATCTGCCCCTGCGCGATGGCAAGAGCAGTAGCAAGCTGTGCGATTTCATCAGACATTTTCATTGTGATTCTCCTGTTATGCCCACATGCCTTCACGGGCGCAGTCGTCAAATATGTCGTCCATCAGCTTCTTGTCACGATGCAGATCGCGCAGCAGCTCAACAGACGGGTGCCAGTTGTCCGGGCGCCCCTGCCGGTAGTCATGTTCAACCGATATGCCGGTCTCGCCGTTGTGGACCATCAACTGGAAAGCCCAGATGTAGGGCTGGCCGTCTACGCAGTCGATCTCGATATCCAAAGCGCCGGTCAGATAGAGGTGATCCGGCATCTCGTACTCATCCAGTTTGTATTCGATTGGTATCAGGTTCATGTCTCTCTCCCGTTGTGGGGTGTCTCTTTCTCGCATACCCCCCGATTCGTGTCAACAAACAATTTGACCTTTTTCGGAATCGGTGCATAATCCCCCTATGAAACAGACACGAACACAGGTTCTGATTGATGTCTTCCGCCATTACGGGTCGATCACCCTTTTGGCAAGGCACCTCAATCTAACGAAGGCAGCGGTGTCAGCCTGGGGCAAAGTTCCCATGCGGCATTTGGCTAGGATATCTAAGGAAACTGGCATTCCCCGCCAAAGATTGAGGCCAGACCTCTATGAAGACGACTAGACAATTCTACAGGCCGATAGATCCCCAATCCGTGGAAATTTACTGGGCTTGGGGGTTGGACACCTACGAAATAGCGTTGCGTACAGGGTCGAAAGAATCAGACGTTTACCGGCACTTAGCTGCGTTGTTGGATCGTAAATGGGTGGAGCGAAAGCGTGATCAAGATCGTTCTACCGTTTCCACCCAGTGTTAACCGCCTTTGGAGAGCGACAAAAGGAGGCAAGGTTTACAGGTCCCCCCAATATGTAGCTTGGCGAAAGCTGGCTATGTGGCAGTTGGTGGGACAAGTTAAAGGGAAAAAAGTCACTAGCGCATATAAGTTGACGATTTTAGCAGTTCGCCCTGACAAAAGAAGGCGCGATTTGGGGAACTTGGAAAAAGCTGTCAGTGACATTTTAGTGAGTCAAAATATCATAGAAGACGACTGCTTGTGTGAGTGGATGGAAATCAAATGGGTTGAAGACGGCCCTGAATGTCAGATCATAATAGAACCAATCGGAGACGAATCAAATGAAAATGGCACACTATTGGGAAGCCCAGGAGCAGCGTTGGTATGAGCACTATATGGCATCTGAGAAGCTGCTAGACGAGATGGAGACCACACTGCGGGCGGTTGAGACATTGGCGTTGGACCACATTGCTGACGCCGCAGTGCGTGATCAAATTGGGAAGATGGTCGATGATATCTGGCGGGGAGCCCGGAAATGACAACCTCTGCCGACATCCACGTCGCCTCATTAAAGAGGTACATCGGCAAGCTTGAGGAGGAACTTCGCCAACTTCGCGAGGACCTCGTGCCGGTGAACAACCCGTTTTTGCACCTGTTCTCCTATCAGCACTCAGCCCTGTTGCTGGGCATCTACAGCAAGCGGCTGGCTACCTACGCCTTCTTGGACGCCATCTGCTCTAGGAGCGGCCAGACCAACCGTGGCGAAGGCGAGGACTATGCCCGGCATCGGGTGAAGGTGGCGCTGCACAAGCTGAAGAAGAAGCTGCGGGAGCATGGCATCGAGGTCTGCACCCGGCGCGGGCTGGGCTATTATCTGGACGACGATAACAGAACGAAGCTTGAGATGCTGATGGGGGAAGAATGATGGAACATTCTGAGATTATGATGCGTTACGAACAAATCGTACTGAACTTGTTAGAAGATAATGAAAAATTGAAGTCTCATGTCAAGAAGCTAGAGGCGGAACTTGTTCGAACCTTCAACAACATGATGCGAGACGCCGACCGCATCGAGCAGTTGGAGGCGGAATTGCATAGTTGTTTCCACCGTATTGAAGAACTACAGGCGGCG